CGCTTTTCATCCAGCGAATTGCTAAATGCCTTTTGTCTGGCCCTGATTATGTCGATTTCGCTGGTGTTTACGGTGTATGTCATGCGGCAATTCTAGGGACGTCAGATGAATATACCTGCCTGATACCCGGCTTCAGGCGAAAAACACATCACAGCGGCGTCTGCAAGGTTTGGGCTGGGTATGCCGCGCTTCGCCAAATCCTGCTTGCTCTCAACCTTCACGCGCCCGTTGCTATCGTAGTTTTTCAAAGGTGTTGACAGCTCATCAATCAGCAATTGCAGGTGCGGCAGGTCGCTGGAAATGCTGATTAGCTGGTCTTCGGGGAACTTGTCGCCGTTGCGCACTGCATTAAACGTGTTGCGGAATCGGTCAGCCAGCAGCCACCATGCCTGCGCCTTGATGTTGCTGAACATGTCTTTGTTCTTGGTTCCGGCTGAATAAACCGCTTCTGGCCTCCAAACTGATGACCCGGCATTGAACTTTGAATATTTCAAGGGCTTGCCGCTGGTCATACTGGCGTTTATCTCCCCAAACTTAGCCCCAGCGCTGGCGCCCACTCCAATGCTGTCATAGGTCACATCTGACTCTATGGCTCTGGCTGCGTGATAGACCCTGGTGCATGACTTCAAAAGCTCATCCTCTGCGGCTTTCCACATGTCGGCATTCAGTACGCATGAGCCATGCGCATAAACCGTTGCGCATTTATCCTGCCCACTGTCTGCCACATCGAACCCCGTCCGTTTTCGTCCTGATGGCCCGAATCCGAGTGCTTTATGCGCATCTATCGCGGCCATAATCCACGACCGTTTGATGATTACCCCGTCGTCGTCCTGCTTTGGCTCCCCGCCGTAAACGTGGTCGAACTCGTCCGGGTCTTCCTTTTTTGCAGCCTCGATGATTTTGAGAATCGTCTGCGACAAGAATGGGTTTTCGTCATAGTTGATTTTCCTGACGATGGTGTCGGGCGGGGGATTGACTACAAACCGCTTGTAAGCAAAGTCTGTTGCCAGTTTGGGGTTAAAAATCACCCAGACTTGTGACCCGGCCTTACGAATCGTCGGCTCTAAAACTTTCCATTGTTCTTCGGTAAGGTTGTGCGCTTCTTCAATCCAAAGAATATCAATTGACTCAAGCGACTTGATTTCATCAATCGAGCGCCACAGCCCATAGAACATGAATTCTGAGCCTGTGCTGCTGTAAATCTTGTCGCGCTGGATGTCAAAGCGCGAACTCAGGCCGTATCGCTCAATCTGGATTTTGAGCAGTGCATAAACCGATTCACTGATTCGATTCTGAAACTGCCTCACGCACAGTATGCGCAGCTTGTAGCGGTCTGCAAGGTAAGTGGCGAACCCTGCTGCATCCCATGACTTTGAGGATGCTCTACCGCCGTACAGCACCCGATTTCGGGCCGGGGTTAGCCAAAAATCAACCAGCACCGGGTTTGGTGTTGGCTTACCTTCGTCCATAGAAGTCTTCAAGGCCAGACACTACCATCGTGCTTGGGGCGCGGTTTATGTCGTCCACAGCCTCTTTGTTGGCCTTCAGCAGATTCAAAGCAATCTCGCTGGCTTCGTTGGCCGTCCTGGTCAGCACTGCGATACCTTTGAGGGATTGCATGCTTTCTTCACTCAATGGCGCAGCATCGTCAATCTCCGATACCTTGCCGTGCGCGATTCCGGCCAGCCTGTGGGCGGTGGCTGCTCCGAAGTTTGCAGCCCCGGCCAGATGCCCTGATATTGACCTCAACTGGTCTGCAAGGTTATGCGCGGTAATTTGCGCGGAAATAGGCAGCGACTTTAAAGCGGCCTCAGTCGTAAGTATTTGATTTGCAACGGATTTAATCTTTTCCACTTGCGCGGAAAGTCTTTCCCGTATCGTTGATTCTGAGATTTTGAACTCACGCGCTAATGACCGCGTTGTCTCTCCTGCTGCCATTCGTGCCGCAATGTCTGCCCATTGGCGTTCGTTCAGCTTTGATGGCCTGCCTGCCACTTAAATAGCACCCATAGGATTTACGCAAACGCGCTGGGCCTGACCTTTAACGGCGCACTTGATGACGGTACCGTAGTCGCGGAAAGATGCGCAGCATTTACCCGTGCTGCCCCCTGTCAAGTTCAAGGAAATGTCGGGGCCGATCATTTTGTGAGTTCTTCCAGTTTTTTGCTCATCGTTTTGTACTTTGCGCTCGGTTTTGGTGGTCTTTGCTTTGCTCTTCGGTGCTCTTCGCGGTCTTTCCATTCCTGGGTGTCCTGCTCCAGAATCTGCACGCACCTCACAACCCCGTCACCCCGCTCTACCCGCATCAGCTTTTTCTCAGCCTTTTCAATCGGGCCTTTGAGCCTAAAAACATCTGCGCCCATGTTAAATATGGACGTTGGGGCCTTGATTATCAGCGGTTTTGCAGTGTTTGCGCTGACAGTCCGGTGAATAATTGGCGCGGTTACTAGCTCGTCGTCCTCATCATCCGCCGACTTGATGATTTTCAGTTCAAGGCAAAGCTGGACTCCGACTATCTGGATTGGCTTTTTGCAAACCGCCCGGATTCGTCGGCGCCTTAATCTTAACGCGCAAAAAACAAAAAGAGCTAGCTGCTCCACGCTGTACCCATGCCGTCCTTTCGGGATGCATGGATTCTATCGCTTTAATTCACAAGCGCCAGCACAGCGCCCCTATGCTTCAATCCAACCTCATCGCGTACCAGTTCACGGCCTTGCTCAATGTGCAGCGTGTCAACCGGCCATTTAGCCAGCTTGCCGCCGACTTTTGCGTAGGCGGTCACTTGCTTTTCCTCATATCAGCATCAAGCAGCCGCCTCATGTAAACCGAACGGCTCTCATTCTGAGCCAAAAGGTACTCATTTTGCGCCTTGTTGAACCGAATCATGGCCAGCACCTCATGCCTCTGAGCATGAGTCTTTTTTGGGGCGCCTTTTGCGGGTTTTGTCTTTTCTGTCATACCTCTATTGTAATCTAAATAAATCCGACAAACGGTAAATTTTTCTTTGTTTTTTTTGTTGACTTGCTCTATTTATAGGTTACAATTAATCCATCAGCAAGCAGTAACCAAGGATTTCAAATGCATCTAGTGCATCTAATCAGTAAATCGGGGGACATGTTCTCCCACGACGGGGAGGCGTGGACAAGGGATGCCGTCTTCCCCGCTACGGGGGAAGAGGTTATGCAGGCCATGCGAGAGCGTGGCCGCTGGGTGGCCACCCCCTCGCAGGGGTACTGGCTGTTTGACGGCCAGATGATTCCTCACCCAGCCGAAGAGCTGGGTGAGGAATTTGGCGAAGTCTGCGAATACGTAGAGACTTCGCCCTCGACTTCCGCATTTGTGCGGGAGTATTCAGACGACCAGATAGCTGGTCGTATGGCTGCAGTTGAGGCTGCAGGCGTGGCCTCTCTAAAGGCCGCAACGCTTCGTCGGCTGGCCCAGCAGGACGCAGAAAGCGTCCTCGTGGCAGCGCAGATGGAGCGCTGCGCATCTGTAAAGGTGCAGGCAGAGGCCGGTACATTCCCGCAGCTTTTGCTGAGGGCAAAAGCCGAAGATGGTCGGTTTTTGTCAACAACCGCACCTTGCATTGATCTGCAGGTGAAGGTGTTCAGCCAGTCGCAGGTTGATGCCCTGAACGGCTGGAGAAGACTCCTGTGGATACAGGCTGGCTTTGAAGGAAAATCCTTCAAAGAAGTTTTCGCAGGCGGAAGCTGCGAAGTTTTTGTGAACAAGGATTAAAGTGCGACATACAGCACCGAACGCCACAACTTCGGCGAAATCACCCACGTGTTCGTGGTTGGTGCTGATTGCCAGTGGCCTTTGTTTTTACGACTTCGCTACCGAAAGCGAAGATCTGTCCGCCGCTGCACCGACCACGGTGGCTGAGCGTGGCATAGATGCCGTTGTACGCGGCATGCTGGCCATTGGCCAACGCGTACAGGCCGTCAAGGCCGTGCGAGACCACTACGGCCAAGGCCTAGCGCACGCTCAGGCCGTAGTGGCCCGTATAGTGTCCGAACCCTAAGGATGGTCACGGTTACTGCCGCCCATCTGCCGCCGATATTGCAGCGTTCGGTTACTGATGCAAGCCCGGCAGGGCTTAAAACATGCCGCCCAGCACTGAGGCGCGTATCAGGCACCAGCCGCAAGGCAATTGCCCTGATGCCTTCGGCACAAAGGGATTTTGAGTGCGGTTTTGCACGTAACAAAGGAGAAATTTATGCGACTCACGAAAAAACAAGCACGAGCCCTGAAAACCGCCGTTACAGCGCTGAACGACATTGGTGCGTGTTTCACTGACCGAATAGAGCTCGGTGAAAAAGTTAGTTTTTTCAGGCACTACCGAGCTGACAGCTACGAAGTCAACATAAACGGAAATTGCGTCGAAACATTCGACACATTCGATGATTTCTGCGCTGAATACAAAATTTAATCTTATTCATTAGGCAAAACCCTATAGGGTTTGCACCTAGCAAATAAATCAGAAAGCTACACATACACGCTAAAACATG